CGGGATGTGTGGGAAGCTCCATAGTTTCCGTAGCCGGTACCGTTGTTTATGACAGACAGCGCCGTGCGGGCCACAGCGCGGCGATACCCCTTTTCGGGGGAGATCGCCGCAATGGCCTTATCAAGGAAATTCGCCATGTGCTCCACCTTCCTTACACGTCATGCGGAGAGAAGTGGTAGATCCGGTTTCTGCCCCGGCCCCTTTCCTCCGCTTCCGCTTCAGCCACTTTCTTTTCCCAGAAAGCAATGCTTTCCCGGATCTGTTTCAGGCTGGCGCGGGTCAAGACCATCTGCTCAATCTGGTAGCTCTGCCCGGTCGATACGGCAGCCTCAGCTTCCAGCCACATATCAAGGTGCCGCTGGGCGGTCTCTTTTGAAATAACAGGCATTGGTTAGATACCTCCCGATCTCCTTCTGCGGTACTGGCGCTGTTGTGCAGGACGCTGTGCATCCTCACCGGGGATTTCCAGACCGGGCGGGTTGCTGATTTCCAGCGCAGCCGTCGCGTAGTTCCGCACGTCAAATGCTTCGTTACGTTTCTGCGCCGGATCCTTCAGCTCCCACCGTTCCACTTTGCGGCCAGACTTCCAGCGTGTGACCTTGTGTTCCGCAGTAAGCATCTTGAAATAATTTTCGTCATACCCGGCATCTTCTGCCGCCGGGAAGTGGCAGTAGTTTGGGCCTTTGATAAGCACTTTCAGCCGGGCAAGGACGTGGTTCTTGCCGGTGTCAACGCCCAAGGTGAACAGTTCGCCCTTGACGCGGTTGTTCTGAGTGGGGTTGCGCAGGTAGGGTACGTCCATGCCGCCGCGGCCTTTGATGGCCCAGATATGCCGTTCCTCCCGTTCTTTGCAAAACCGGATGACCTGATCCGGGAAGTGGCCGCCACTGTCCATGCAGACAGACCGCAGGGACAGTTCCGTGCCGTCTTTCTTTTTCCATGTACGAGAAAGGAACTCGTCCAGGTCTGCCCACACCTGACCGCGTTTCAGGTCGCCGTAGATGCGTTGGTACCGGATGCCCCAGCTTTCTCTGCCGATACCCCAGCCCACCACTTCGGCCTCGAAGCGGTTATCCTGGGTATCGACACCAGCCGTCAGGTACACTACGCCGTCCGGGACTTCGGCCTCGTAGAACTCGCGGCGGTCCAGCAGGTTGTTTGCCTCCACCGCTTCGCCCGGTTCCTCCCACGGCAAGCCCAGGTCGGTGTTCACAAAGACCTGCATCTTCTCGTAATCGCCGCGCTGTGCATCCAGGTCAGCGGCAATAAAGTCCTCCACGATCTTGTCCCACCCGCAGAGGGTCGAGCCGATCTTGTTCATGTGGAAGCCCCGCACCGCCCGTTCCGGATGCTCTGCGTGCCACTTGCCTTTCAGGCTGTTCTTCTTCCAGCGGTATTCGTTGTCAAGGCAGCCGCACTCGGCGCAGCGGTATTGCACGCCGCCTTCCGGCCACTTGTCTTTATCGAATACCATGTTGTCCCAAACAAAGGGCTGATAAAAGCCGCAGTTCGGGCAAGGCACCGTCCATTCCTCTTGGGTGGATGCGTTGAACTCGTCCAAAATGCGGCTGTTATTTTTGTCGGTGGGGGTAGACACCAGCACCGTCTTGTAATCCCAGTAGGTCGTTTGGCGCTGCTCGGCCAGCATGACCGGGTCGCCCTCTTTGCCGGCGCTGGCTTTGTAAGCGTCCACCTCGTCCGCCAGCAGCACCTTGATGGGGCGGCCGCGAAGATCGGTCGGGGCGTTTGCACCAACGATGGTCAGCTGACCTCCGGCAAAGTTCTTTTTCATGATCGTGTTGCCAGAGTAGCGGCTCTTGTTGTCCACAAGGCCCCGGAGCACCGGAGTGTCCCGGATCATGGTAGCCAGACGGTCTTTGCTGAAACTCTCGCCCAGGTTCACCGTGGGCTGCACAATCATGATGGGGGCCGGGTAATAGCTCATGTAGTACCCGATGGTGTTCAGGATCAGCCCGTCCGTCTTGCCGGACTGGGCACACATCATGGCAACCACCTTGCGGATGTGAACATCCCCGATGGCATCCATGATCTCCCGCTGGAATGGTGCATTGTCCGTATTCCAGCGGCCCTGCGCTGCGGATGCTTCCGCCGACAAGCGGCGGTAGTTATCTGCCCACTGACTAAGGGTCAGGTTCGGGGGCGGCTTCAGCGCACCCAGTGCCCGGCTGAACATCTGTGCAGTCTGCGGTTCCAGGTGGATCATTGCCATTGTTGCCGCCGCCTTTCATGACACAGCTGCCGAACGGGCAGAACTGCTGGATCTCATTCAGCCGGGTGCCCCAGACACAGCCCCGGCATTTATTCTTCCTGCTCATCTTCGGGTTCCTCCCCCGCTGGTGCTGCCAGCGCAATTTCGGGGTCACTCAATTCCACAAGTGCTTCCTGCACTGCTTTTTGCAGAATATCGTGGGCTTCCGCCGGGTCGGTCAGCTGGGCCATGGTACTTGCGTACTTAGTCGGGATGGTTTCCAGCCGGTTCTTGAAATTTGCAAAGATGGTTTTCAGGGCGCGTTCTACGTCCTCGGTGCGGTGCAGGTCGCCTTGGGCTTCCTCCATCCGCATTTTCTCGATCTTGCCGCGGGTTTCCTCCCGCTCGGCACGGGCAGCAACAAGACGGGCTTGATCGTCTTTGTTGCCGATCTTGAAGTTCAGGTATTGCCGAACGCAGACCTTCATGTCAAAGACACCGGGCCGGACTTCGGACAACACGCCCTGATCCCGCAGGTTCCGCACCTGACGGTCGGTGATTCCCAGCCATTCACCGACGGCCTTACTCGTGTACAGCATCTTTGTCACCGTCCCCCGGTTCTCCAATCTCGCCGGTTGCCCGGATGCGCAGCAGTTCAAGCCGCTGCTGTTCGGTTTCCAGGTGCAGCTTGTCCATTTCGTTTTTCTGCATCTGAGCCGCCGCAGACAGGATGCGGCCATGAATTTTGTTCAAGGCTTCCTGCAACTGCAAGATGCGCTGTGCCGGGGTCTCCTTCTGATACATACCGATCTGCTGGTTTGCGCCGTCCCGCTTCCGCTTGCCACGTCCGCCGGGTACTCGCATATCCATGACGCTGGATGTAATCATCTGGTCAGGCGGTAAAGCCTGATACTCTTTGATCTTGTCCAGAATGTACTTTTCCCGGAGCAGCAGTACACCGATTTCGTGGAAAGTCAGCTCGGTGCTGTTCCGAGGCGCATTCTCTACGATCTGTTTTTCTTCCGGGGTGAGCTTGTCAAAGAAGATGGTCGCATAGGCTCCATCCTTCATTGCATTCTCATTCCCGACAGGTGCCCCGCCGCCGGGATTGCCCACGGCGTTTTTGTTTCCCGGCTGTCCGCCGGGCTTCCGGGGTGCGGGCGGGTCCCAGCCGTCCTTTGCCTTCCAGCGGCGGACCGTATCATATTTAAGATGGAGATCGTCCGCCAGCTGCCGAAGATTCACTTCTCCGTCTTTCTCCATCCGGGCAATGTACTCAGCGCGGGCGGCATCGCGCTCATCGCTTCGCCTTGCCATTTGGTTTTCCTCCAATAAAAAATGCCCCGTCTGGCAAATCATCCAGGCAGAGCATTCAGTTTCGCCGCCGGTCCTGCGGCATTTCTTCGGGTCGCTTACAACTTGTAAGCAACAGTGTATGAAAAAGGCCCCTCGGTTCGCCGCCGTGGGGCCTCTCTCCATAATTCCACTGTACTAAGTATAGCACCAAAACCGTCTTATAACGTCTTATCTTTTGCCGGTTGGGGCTTTCAAATGTAAACACTTTATGACATAGCCACCATTTTGCCAGCCCCGGCAAGATGGTCTATCCCGATTTTGTTGACCTCAACAAGATCACACCGGAATGATTTGTTGGCACCGGCAAAACGTGAGTTGCGTACAAATCGTAAGCGTCCACCATCCCGGTGACATTACCGCCATGTTCGCCCCAGACTTACATTTTTTGACCCGTGCCCCCTTTTCGTGGGTCAAAAACGCGGAAGCCCTTCAAAAAATTTGGAACCTAGAAAAATTTTGGGGCTTCGGAACCCGCACCGCGCCCGCCGGCGGGGGGCAGTACCTTTCCGGCGGCGGGGCCGGACGGGGCGACGGCAGGCCGGGCCGGTGCCGAGCCGCCGGTTGGCGGTGCCCAGGACAGCGGCAGGCCGTCGAGGCGGAGAAGGAAGGGGGCAGGGGGTTAGATAAGGCGGCTATAGCCTAGCTATCGGCTATACTGCAAAGGCCATATGCCGGTCAGGTAAAGAATCTGACCCCTCCGGCGGCGGGCTGCGGTGGGTGGTTTTTGGCTGTTGGCGGGGTGATCTGCTGCGGCAGGTGGGCGGCAGGGCTGGCGGGGTGCGGTGTCGGTAGGTGCTGGCGGTGGGCTGCTGGCTGCTGTGAGGTCTGGCAGGGTGTGCAGGCTGTGCAGCTTGTGGGCTGCGGGGTCATCGGTGCGGCGCTGGCGGTGCTGGTGGTGTCGGTCTGCTTCTGGCTGGCGGTGCGGGTGGGCGGGGTGATCTGCTGCTGCGGCGGGGTGCCGGCGTGGTCATCGACCGGGCCGGGCCGTCACTGATCCGCACCGATCCGGCAGGCGATCCGGTGCAGCGGGCAGGCAGCAGGGCCAGCGGCGGGAAGATGGGCAAAAGAAAAAGGCCAGGGCAGACGGCGCGGCGTGCGCTGCTGCTCTGGCCTTTGGTCTGCACTGGCGGCAATAGTTCCGGCGGGGTGCGTCCCGGTGCCGGCGGTTGGGCTGGTCTGCTGGCGGTGCCGGTGGGCATGGTCAGCGCTGGCACCGTTCCCGCTGTCGGCGTTCCAGCGTCACGGCTGGCGCTGGCGGTGCTCCATCCGGGCCGGTTTTGGACGTTTGCCGGAGGGGTCAGATTCTCCACCTAACGGGATTGAGAGGCAGGTGTAGGGCTTTAACCTAGCAGGCTAGAACTCTCCCCAGTAACCCCCTATAGTCCCCCTTCTTCCCCGGATTCCGCCGGGTCGATCTCTAGCGGCCGCCCTTCCCGCTCCATTCTGGCATATACCGTCTCCAAAATATACCCTTGCAGGCTTTCCCCGTTTTCTTTTGCCGCGGCGCGGATTGCTGCGCCTTTTGCTTTTATGGGCCAAACGGTTATGCGGTCGCATTTTGCGTTGTATTTGTCGTTATTTCGTCTTTTTGTTTCCGAAACTGGCATATTATTACCCCTTGCTTATTTTTATAAATATAATATAGCACAGTTCCGCCGACACCGCAACGTGCAATTTTCACAGCGCCGCGCCATGTTTTTTGTGCAGACCGCCAAAAACACCGCAACGTGCTTGACAGGCGACACGTTGCGGCGCTACAATGCAGCCACAGCGAACGACACCGCAACGTGTCAAGCTGGTAACATAGCCGCCCCGGTCTGGGGCAGGAAGTGAGGTGAACAGCATGAGCATTGAATTTTTCAAGCTCCCCGCCGCTTTGAAAAAAGCGATCTGGGCCGCCTACCTGGCAGAGTGGAAAAAGAAGCAGGCAGCAAAAAAGCCCGCCACCCACTAAAGCAGGTGACAGGCTTGCAAGATGAATTTTCCACAACGCATCTTGTAAGCCAGTTTACCACCGAAAGGCGGTAAAGTCAAGCGGATGCCCTGGCAGGGTCGCACCGCTCAAACAAAGCGGCCCCGCCCCACTACCCCGGCAGCCCGCCGGGAGCAACTGAAAAAGCAAAGGAGCAAAGAACATGAAACTAGCAAAGAAGATCACCACCGCCGCCGCACTGGCGGCCGCACTGCTGGCAGGCACCGCACCAAAGGCCGTGGCACAATGCCCCTACACCGTCGGCCCCCTGGGCCGCTACATCGCCCCGGCCATTGTGCAGGGCATGACCGCCACCGATGACGGCGCGGTTGAAGTCTGGTGCACCGACGCGCTGGACGGTGACGACTGGTATTTTGTGGTGGACGCTGAAACCGATCTGCGGATTTATGACCGGGTGCAGCTGGTAGTTGATGCCAACGACACCCCGGACAATTTCGCAGATGACAGAGTGGTTGACGCTCTGTTTTGCCATGACTGCACCGAAGATTGAAAGGAGCCCGCGCCATGATGACACTTGAACAGATCCGCCAGCGCAACAAGGCAGAGAACGCCGCAGCCCAGCGCCTGCAGGCTGCCGGGTATCGGCTGGAAGGATGGGACCCCCGCACCGGGCAGCGGATCGCCGCCCAGATCACCGGCGAGAACACCAACGACGAACGCCGCACGTTCTACAGCTTTCCCACCTGGCAGGATGCCGCGGCCGCGCTTCTGGGCTGAATGCCCACCGGATGCCCTGGCAGAGCCGCACCGGACAAAGCGGCCCCGCCCCACTACCCCGGCATCCGCCGGGAGATCATCCCGAACATACACCCCGAACCGAAAGGAGCGCACCCCATGACAGCACTTGACAAGAAAATAAACCAGCTGGCAGCCCGCCACCGCTGGAACGTCACCCCGGTGCACGATCGTTTCATTCCCTGCTATTCCATCGTTCCCATGGATCGGCAGGAGCGCGACCGGATCAAAGCCACGCTTGACCGCTGCAAGGGCCTGAAAGTCAAGGTTGAGCAGGTGTTCAGCCCGTATGCCTGGACCTGCTCCATCTACGTTTTCGATCTGGCAGAGTGGGAAGCGCAGCAGGAGCGCAGCCGCCTTGAATGGTCCATCGTCAACGCCTACTCTGAAGCGTACCACTTCAACGGCCACGACAGCGCCGGCGCAAAGCTGGCAGCACAGCACAAGGCCGCAGAGATCGGAGCGCTGGACCTGTTCCGCCAGATGTACACCGCATGAACCACCGCCGGACACTCTAGCAGGGTTGCACCGCAAAGCAGCCCCGCCCCACTACCCCGGCAGCCCGCCGGGAGATCACCACGAACACCAACACAACAAGCAAAGGAGCGTTTCACATGACCAACAACGAGATCATTTACAGCGAAGTCAACGCGAAGTATCACACCCCCGAACAGCGCCGCGCCATCCTGGCGCTGGCCTACACCCCGGAGCAGATCGCCGCCAAGGGCAAAGAAATCCACTTCCAGGACGTGCCCGAAGAGCAGCAGGGCGAAGAGCTGGAAAAGCTGCTTCTTGCTGGCCTGTTCCACACGTTCCACGAATGGAAGGAGTGCGGCAAGAGCGTCAAGACCGGCGAGAAGGCCGCGATTGATACCCGGCTTTGGAAGCTGGACACCCGCCCCCGCAAGACCCGCAGCAGCGGCAAGGAGCCGGACGCGCTGACCAAGGCAGCCGAAGAGCAGGACGACAACGGGAACTATTACAAGGCACCTGCGCACCTGTTCCACATCGGCCAGGTGGAAGCAAGCCGCCCCGCACCTGCCGGACGCTTTAAGAGCCTGGACGAGATCCGCGCCTATAACAAGATGCTGGCGGATCAGCGCAAAGCCGCCAAGGCCGCCGCAGAGCAGGCCGCCAGCGCCCCGGCCCCGGTCATCACCGAAGAGCGCCACGAACTGCCGGAGCTGGTCCACGTTGACCCGCTGCCCACCAAGAAGGCCGCAAAGAAGGCCAGCAAGCCCACCGCACCGAAGAGCGCAAAGAAACCCGCCGCCACGAAGAGCGCCCCGCAGAAGAGCGCGCAGCCCGCCCCGGATGCACTCCGCACCGCACAGCAGGCAGAGCGGGAAGCAAAGGCCGCTTTCCTGGCTGTCCCCGATACCGACCGCAAGGGTCAGGCCGCCGCGCTGGATGCCTGGCGCAAGACCCGGAAGGCCGTAGAGGACGCCAAGAGCGCCCCCGCCGCCGTGGCCGTGCTGGATGAAGCGCCGGTGAAACAGCTGGACTTTGAGAGCATCGCCGCCGGGCTGCTGGCATGATCCACCACCACGAAACCGGAAACTTTAGCAGGGCTGCACCGGGCAAAGCAACCCCGCCCCACTTCCCACCGGCACCCCGCCGGGAGGATCACCACAAAACGAAACACGAAAGGAAGTTTGAACCATGAAGAAGTTTAGCAACGTCATCGACCAGATCAACGAGGTTTTGCGCCAGCAGTGGACCCTTCAGGCGCTGCGCCGCAAGGCAGAGTGCACCGGCCACCCCGCAGAGGTGCAGCAGCAGATCACCGCCGCCCGCCTCCGCCTGATCTGTGCCCGCCGCGGCTACCTGCTCACCGCCTGACCCGCCCCCCGGATGCTCTGGCAGGGCTGCACCGGTACAAAGCAGCCCCACCCCACCGCACCGGCAGAGCGCCGGGCACGAAAACCAGAACGAAACACGAAAAGGAGTTTTTGCAATATGAAAAGAGCATCCATCACCCCCGCCGGCCTGAACGTGAAGAAGATCACCGCCTATCTGAAAGGCCAGGCCAAGAACCGCAACGCCGTGCGGATCACCTGCCAGGGCGGCAGCGTGTACATCTTCACCGGCTATGCAGCGTTCAAGCTGCCCGCCGTCCTTTACCCGGAAGTGATCCAGCCCGTGACCATGCAGGCAGCCCCCGCCGATGGTGTGACCATCGTTTCCAGCGATGACGGGTTTGTGGTCAACGATCCGCACCAGCTTACCGCCGCGCAGATGTTCCAGAAGCTCAGCAACTGCAAAGAAGAGGTCAAGCGCACTTCTCTTTTGCAGGAAGTCGAGATGAAGGGCAAGATCTGGGGCACGTTCCGAATGTTCCGCGATGGATCCCGGCCCATCATGATAAATTCGGAGTATGACGCTTTTGTGGATCATCACGAATTTGTTTACCACGGCAGCAACAGCCCGTTTGCGCCCATCCTGGCAACAGACACCATAGACCCGAAACGCGCCGCCGTTGCCGTGCTGCTGGCTCCCATGAAAGCGAACGACGAAATACAGCAGGTATGCAACCGCCTGTTTGCATAACCTGCACCGGATACCCTGGCAGAGCCGCACCGGATAAAGCGGCCCCGCCCCACCGCCCAGCATTCCGCCGGGCATATCACGAAACACGAAAAGAGGTTTACACGATGACCACCCCAAACGATTCCCTGGACTTCTACCCCACGCCGGACAGTCTGGCCTTTGATATGGTTTTCTCTCTGCGGGAAGTAAAATCCGGGTTCACCACCTACCCGAAACCCATCCTTGAACCGTCCGCCGGTGATGGAGCGCTTGCGCGTCAGGTCCATGCTCTTGCGTTCAACGTCCACCACGACTATAAGACCGGCGAGGTTGACCAATACGACAAGGGAAAGGCACGAAGCGCGGAGCTTGACTGCATCGAGCTTTCCAGCGACTTCCGCGCCGTGCTGAAGAAAGACGGTTTTCGGGTGGTACATGATAACTTTCTGACCTTCCGCCCCACCACGAAATACGCCGCAATCGTCATGAATCCGCCTTTCTCCGCTGGTGCCGCGCACCTGCTCAAAGCGCTGGATGTCATGCAGGACGGCGGCAAAATCCGCTGTCTGCTCAACGCCGAAACCCTGCGCAACCCCTGCACCAACGAACGGAAAGAGCTGGCCGCAAAGCTGGAAGAACTGCACGCCACGGTAAAATATATCCCGGATGCGTTCAAGAACGCCCGCCGCGCCGCCCGCGTGGAGGTGGCGCTTGTATCGGTGGACATTCCCGACCGGGAGCCGGTGAGCCGGATCCGGCTGGATCTGAAAAACGAAACCGCAGAGCGTTTGAAAGAAAACCCGGAGTTTGCCGCCCTGGTATCTTCCGACCCCATCACGGCAGCCATTGAGCGGTACAACGCCGCCGCAGAGGGTGTGCGCCGGATCTATGAAGAGTACAACGGAATCAAGTCGTTGTTTTCCTCTGCCGGCGCTGGTAAGAAAGAAAACCCCGTGATGGCTTTCACGAAATCTTATAACGACGCTATCCGGGAACTGCGCGGGATGTACTGGAAACAGCTGTTTGAAATGCCGCAGCTGTTCGATGCGATGACCTACGAAATGCAGCAGGATTACCAGAAGCGGATCAAAGAGCTTGAAGGCTACGACTTCAGCGCGTACAACATTCTGACCGTCCGGGAAGAAATTTCACGAAATCTTCTTTCCAGCATCGACCACGAAATTATAAAGCTGTTCGACGACTGGACGAACCTGCATTATAACGACGAGTACAGCAAGAACGTGCATTATTACAACGGCTGGTGCACGAACTCCGCGTACAAGATCAACCGCAAGGTGATTTTCCGCTGCAACGCCTTTGATACATACGATGGGCGTTTCTGCCCCCGGTACAACGCAACAGGCCATGTTGCCCAGATCGAGCGGGTGCTGCACTTCCTGGACACGAACGGCAAGCCCTACAATGGGGACGAACTCCGCGCCGTCCTGGATGCCGCCGAAAAGAGCGGCCAGACCCAGAAGATCCAGCTGCACTATTTCACTGCCACGTTTTACAAGAAAGGCACCTGCCACATCGAGTTTACGAACACGGACGTTTTGAAGTCCTTCAACCTCTACGCCGGACAGCGCAAAGGCTGGCTGCCGCCCACCTACGGCAAAAAGAGCTATCACGATATGGCCGCCGCAGACCGCCGGGTGGTTGACAGCTACGAGGGGGAGGCCAGCTACACCGACACCCTCACCCGGCACCTGATCCCCACGCAGAGCACGTTTTTACAGCTGAACGCTTAACACGAAGCCGGATATTTTGGCAGGGCTGCACCGGACAAAGCAACCCCGCCCCATCTTCCCGGCATTTACGTCGGGAACATCACGAAACAGAAAGGAGGTATTTTCATGGTTCGATGTTGGATATACTCCGCTGGGCCGGATCAATGCCAGTGCTACAACGTAGATGACGAAAATCTAGCCGATCTGGCAGCACAGGCGCAATTCCTAGAGGACTTCCGTGCCCAGCGTGCAGCAAACCCGGCTTTATACCGGCAGCTGTTTAATATGCTGGTGCCCGCTGCCAATGCCATTCCCATGCGCAACTATACCGGTCTGCCGTTCTGACAGCCAGCCCCGGTAGCCGCCGGGAGTATCGCGAAATCCAGTATCACGAAAAGGAGCAGCAACCATGAAGAACCAGAGCGCCAGTGCCCGGAACCGGTGACAGAACGTCACCACTTGACCGTGCCCCGCCTCGCCGACCTGGTAGCTCTGCCCACCGTCCACGTCTGAGCGCAGACCCGGAAGCTCTGGCAGGGCAGGCACCGTAAAGCAGCCCCGCCCCATCTTCCCGGCAGCCCGCCGGGGTCATTCTGGTGCCTCTGCACGAAATCTTCTTGTCTTTTATTGCTTTTATTTGCGTTTTGCTCTATCATGACAGTAACGAAACACGAAAAGGAGGTTTCCCGTTATGACTATGATTCCCGCCTTCGGCCCCTGGACAGAGCATCCCGCGGACACTGACGAAGAAAAGCGCCTTGCCAGCGCCCAGCAGAGCAAGACCAGCCCGCTTTCTGTGGACAAGGAACACGAAACCGGGGTTTTCTATGGATCCGGCAAAGAGCCGTATCAGACCAGCCTTGCAAGCTGCACCTGCAACGATTTTGTAAAGCGCAAAAAGCCCTGCAAGCACATTTTCCGGCTGGCTATGGAGCTTGGTATCATTGATGCGGCCTATAAGACGGGCCGCAGCACCGGCGAACGGAACGAAGCACAGCTTAGTTTTGCAGACAGTGTTGCTCTGGTGGAGCAGCTTTCCGACGCGGCACAGAATGCAATCAAGGAAATGCTTTCCCGCACCAGTGAGCGCGTGGACGACCGTCAGAAGCCCGTAACCTGCCACGAACTGGATCTTGTGCCGGAACTGCGCACCTCGCCGCTCCTGCACGAAAATCCTTACCCGCTGGAAGAAGTGCTGAACGACCTGCCAAAGCCCTTTGTTGTGCAGCTGCTGGATCTGGTGCACCGGGAAGGCAAGCCAAAACGAAACGCAGCTAAAACCGTAATGGCTGCATGGCTGGCGCAGAACGCGCCCATGCTGGCAACGGAATTGCCGCCGGTCGCTTCCTTCTCGTTCGTTGAGGTGTTCGACAAAGCCCAGCGTGACGTTTACAAGTACCTGCACCGCAAGTACGACACGGAAACAGACTGGTACACCGGCGCAGAGTATCCCGCCGGGGCTGTGCCCGCGGCAGACGGGTCCACTTACTACTTCCCAGAGGACAGAGTTACCGATGCCCTCACGAAACGCGGTTTTAATCGCTGCCTGAATGGTTACATCCCGGAGTAAAGAATCTTACTTCACGAAATCTTACTTTTTGACCGCGAAATTTGCAATTTATCTGCAAAAATCCGGTCTTAGCCACGAAAAGCAGCTTTTTAACCACGAAATTCACTTTTTTTGTGATTGAATTGAACTTTTTCGTTATCAAAACTTCAACTCATTCACTAAAACGGCACGAAATGGAGCATATTCATGGACGAAATTGAATTTTTTGCCCCGTGGCGTTTGGTCGCTGCTTTTGCGGACGGCTCCCGCCTGCTGTTCGATGGTCTGACGGAAGAACAGGCCAGAGACGCAATGGAAGCCGCCCAGGAAGAGCACGGCGACATTGGTTACTGGAACCGGGTCACGGATCAGAACTATGAGGACGGCAGGTATTACAAGACCGTCCCGCCACCGCCCTGCATCAACATCGTGGACTACGACGGCTACACTGGGCCGCTGGACGAAAACGGTCTGCCGGTAGGTCTGGCTGAACAGATTGCCCAGGCCAACACAGAGGAAGGTCGTGATCCCAACGAGGCGCAGATCATCATCAAGCGCAACGCTCCGCCGGATGACCAGCCGCCACACGAAAAGTAAATCACGAAATTCAAAAAGCCCGCCGGGTCGATGACCTGACGGGCTTATGGTGTTGAAAGGATGGTTTGTATGAAGTTAAACATGGATTGCGTCCGCGCCGTTATGCTTTGCGCAGAAGAGTACACAGACTATAACCACTATTGCTATTTCATTTCTTACCAGAAAAACAATGTGAACGACTTCCTGCTGGATGACCCGGAAACACCGCCAGCCTACCAGCTTGAACTTGAAAAGACCTACGACAACGACGATCTCTTTTACGCCGTTGAGTATTGCGTCAAATCCGGGTTTGTTGAAACGCTTTTCTCGAAAGACACTTATCGCATTCCCATTTCCCGCATTACGCCTGATGGGCATAGATTTCTTGAAAACATTCGGTCTGATACGAACTGGGAAAAGGTCAAAAGCGTTGCCAAAAAGGCCGGCTCTTTCAGCGCAGATGTGATAATCGAGATTGCAAAGAACGTAGCTGTGGAATCGGCCAAACATTTTTTAACCAACACCTGACGAGCCTTCCTACCTCTGCATTTTCCAATTCGGTTTGGATTGCCGCTTCGTTGTACCAGATCTGCTTTTCTTTGATTCCAGTTTTCACGATTTCTTTTGCGATGGTTCTAACGGCATATTCTCGCGGGCTTATCATGCCGCTGTCAATCTCAATTTTGATCTTCACTTTGTCCTCCTTCGCGTAAATCCGGTTCAGCCGCCCGCCTTTCAGATTGGCAGTCCAGCAGCGGCTCTCCTGAATCCGAGAATATCGGTTTTGCTCTAATTTGACGTATCATAGCTTCGCACAGATCCTTTACCTCTTCTTCCGATTCCAGGACTATTTTGCCATCATTTCCTCCAAAGACTTCAATTCCGCCCTCTCTCCGTGGAATCACAGACCAGCGCAGATCAAACAGCACATCCTCGTTCCCCGGAAATTCTCTGCCCGGAAGGTCAAACATTGCTATTCCGCCAGACGGTTCAATAATTTTATCATCGGTCAGTTCAATTTTGATTCCCATTTTTCAAGGCCTCCGTAACCCTCAGCACATCTTTTGCGAAACGCAGCGTTTTCGTAAGATCTTCTGCGTTTTTGAAACGGACTACGTTTCCTGCGTTTGAAATCAGTTCAACGCCACCATCCGGTGCCATCCTCACGAACCGGCACAGTTCGCCCTCTTCCCGTGCGGTCCGCTGCTCTTTGGTTTCTTCGATAAAGCAGGTTCTGAGCGCGTTCTCTGCGTCACAGTATACGCTCCTGTCACTCCGCACCAGCCTATACATCCTTCCGGGCAGCACCCGAACCTTGTTTTTATGCTTCTTTCCCATAACTTTGTCCTCCTTTGCACGAAACCCGGTAGGCCAACTGCCCGCCGGGTTATTTCTATGCCTGTTTTCAGATTTTTGGGGTAGTCGTGTTTGTTTTTCTACGACCATCGGACACGATTTTGCGGAAGCGCCTGCACATGAAGTTCCGCAGGCAGCCTTGCCTATAAGAGAATGTCACCCTCCGCCCAGGCATCCGCTCGGCGCTGTCCCTCGCGCGTGTTTAACGCACGCGATAATAAAGCGGCACACTCCGGGAGCCGTTCCAGGTTCCTTCCCAGCTGTGCAAGAGCGACGTTTCGCAGGTACTTCAAGTGCTGCACACTGTATGGAACTTTCTGCTGTACTTCGTGCCATTTTTTGTGGCTGATGTAGAACTCCGTTAAAATCAGATTGTGGCCACTGTCCATCCGGTTCATTTGTCCTCGGATAATGTTCTGATCTTCCAGCAACACAGCCCGCTGCCGTTCCAGCTGACGCAGTTGGTCTCCAATGCCCAGTTCATCCATCTGGCAGGCCATCGCCGCCGTGCTGTCCCCAGGCGTTCCACCACGGGGCATTCCGTCGGTGCCCATTCCCCGCATAGGGTCCACTTCATCGCTCAGTGCGGTACACTGACGGCGGATGATCTCTATCCGCTGCGGGATGTCCGCATAATATTTCAAGATTGCCTCCGCCTCGTGTACTTTCACTGCTCAGTCCTCCCAAAAAATCAAAAATCTTTCTTGAAAAGGGGTTCTCCGAAAACGGGTTCTTCACCCTTGACGCGCTCCACCATGGCACCCACGCCGTAAATGTCCTCAATGACCCGGCGCAGACGATCATAGGCAACTTCTTCTCCGCCATCGTCCACCCATCCGAGGAACTGCTGGTAATTTTTCTTGATTTCTTCCTTCACGGTCTCAATTTGTTCAGGGGTATATTCCATTTCTTCCAGTGATTCCGCAAAGAAACGAACGATCATCTTTGCAGCGTCCCGGCGTTCAGCCAGAACACGCAGCTTTTTTTCAGAGCCTACCAGACCACCCGCCGGGAGCCAAAATTCTTCCGGCATCAGGTGGGCAGTGCGTGCTTCCAGCCGCTTGAGGGCTTCCGGTGCACCGTACTTGTCGTGATCCATGATATACCTGGATGCAGCATTGTTCATCTTCAAGGTCAGGAGCGTAGATTCTTTCTCTCCCCAGTCCCAGAGATCATGTGCCGCGGCAACTGCGCAGTACGAAACGACCTGCCCGATTGCCTCACGGTTCAGCGTCGTGCGGTGCTTCGACTTGCCGATGTTGATTTGCTGATTCACTGCATTCTGGATGCTCTGCCGGTAGAATGCTGGCATCCTTGCCCTGCTTTTTCCCATGATGAATCCTTTCCCGCCTGTTCGGCCAGGCGCTTCCACTTTCTGATTTCTTCCGCCGTATCTGGCGTGATATGCTCAATAAACCGCCAGTGCTGCGGTTCTGCCACAAGATCGATAAACATACGGCGGCGGTGGATGTAATCACGCTGCTGCCGCCGGGTGAATTTGCTTTTCACTTCCACCACCTCAACCGTGCCATCAGCATAGGTCAGCACAAAATCCGGGGTATAGTGCGCCGCCGGGAGCTTCACATTGCCGTATTCTTTTTCCGGCAGCATAGTAAACCTGCGGTGCAGCTCTACCTTCACGACCTCGCCACTCTGGACTTTGGGCAGAACAGTTCCCATGTAGTAGTCATACTCGCCCCGGCTGTCAAACTCGTGTCCGGTCGATCTGGCGGCATTCACAGCGGCTTCCAACGATGCAGGTGCAGCTTTGCCCCCGCACCTTCTCTGTGCAAGCTGCTTTTCCGCCTGTGCCCGGTAGCGTGGCGGCAGGTCAGAAAGTTCCAATCTCATGCTCATGGCTGGTTTCTCCTGTTCTTCCGCCGGGTCTCCGGTTTCTTTTTCAACTTGAGGATCAAATGCTTGGTGTTGTTGCCGGTGATATGCTGCTCACACTCACGCAGAGTATAGCCAGGGTATTTTTTCTCCCAGTACGCACGATCATCCGGTAGGGTAAACGCTTCGTCAAAGCGCTTGCGGCTCCATCTTGTGTCGTTCGGGCGCGGAGTTTTCGGCTTTTTCAGTCCTTGGCTCTGCCGCCAGCGGCGGATGCGGGCGCGGGCTTTCGTCATGTAGGTCGTCAAGCGTTCAAAGCTGGAACAGGTCAGATCGATAGGTTCAACTTTCACAAGCCCCATCGGCCGCCCGGTGCTGTCCCGCCACAAGTCCTTGATCTCCTGCCATGTCAGATTGCCTTGCAGGATCGCATGATGGTGGTGTCTGCCGGTAACTTTCCCGTCCTCGTCCATCACGCTGTACTCTGCAACCTGCATCCACTTGGATGCTTCTCGACCCATCTTTTTGCAGAAGCGCTTCAAGCGGCGAGTAAAATTCGTCCAGTCCCGGTCTACTTGGTTAAAATCTCCGGGTGCTGGCTGGTGGTCGTGGTCGTATGTAAACGTGACTGCCCAGTCGCTTTCCCCGAAATTCGTATAGGCCAGCTGGCAGAAATACCGCCTTGCTATCATGTCGTTATACTTCTGCTGCGCAATGGAGGTTGCCAGCTCTCTTTTGCGGCGAGCGGATGCGGTATGCTCTTTGTCCGTTGTTTCAAAGAGATCCACTTCTGCATAATCGGATGTTCCGAGAATGTGTTTCTGCTCCCGAATGTACCATGCCCGCACCGTTCACTTCCTCCTTCCGCAAAGTTCTACTGGGATTTTCTTTTCTGTGGACCAAACACACACGGCTTCGCAGGACAAGGGGGACACAACGCCGGGCAGGTCTTTCTAAGTTTCCCATTCCGTCAAGCCATACAGACCCGCCCTCGTTTTCTCCCCCTTGACCCCCGCTTTCCCCGGCTTGTGTTCTTCTGTGGTCGCTAGATTAAGTTACACATACAAGCCCCTTGCCGCCTCGTCAGGGCGGCAATTTAACGACGGGCTTGCTTAATTCTTGATTAGAGCTTGATTAGTTTACTTCGTAGTCGCCGATGCTGTTTTCTTCCGTTCTGACTTCCCAGCACTCGCAGGTGTCCTCCGGGTCAGTGAAGTCGGCACGGTTCGGAGAATTGCCGTTGAAGCATACCCAGGTGTAGCCCTCATGCCAGCGGCAGGTGCAGCAGGTTCTTTCAGGTTCCATCATCCTGTGTTCCTTTCGTCACGGTTCTAGCAGTGTGTGGCAAATCGGACAGGCGTGCGGTTCCCAATCTGTCCTGTACCCGCATACCGGGCACTCATACCAGCCGTATGGAAACACACCGGTAGCGTCATAGAATTCACGCTGCCATTTAAGTGGTTTCGGCAGTGGGGTGCCGGTCGCTTTCGCAAATTGGGCGGCCCGCATAGCAGTTGCAATGGCATCCCTTGCAGGTTTCAAAGAATCGTGTTCTTCCTTTTTCTGGGAGTTATCTGTCTTACCCTCCATGTCGGCCACCTTCATAAAAACGATCCATCGTTTCGCGGTACACCTTGAAGCACTCCGGGCACAAGTCACCAACTCCAAAGAAGTCCCTCGTTTCAAGCGCCCACCCATCCAGTGCCTTCTGGTCAAACCGGCCATCATCAAACCGTTCTGCAAATACCTGCTTCCGGCAACGGTTGCAGATAAACATTGCTCCGTTCTGTCTCATTGCACTTTCTCCAACTTCATAACCTCAAAATCTTCAAGATTCGGGTGCAACTTCTTCCTCTCGATCCCGAACTTTGCCCTTGCTCAGTGCCAGAGGACCACGTTTGACGAATGGGC